TCCTGATGAGGCTCCATCGGTTCGTGTTGTTTCATGGTGAAATCCTTTCGATTTCCATCCGCAGGAAGGGCAGAAGACGTGATCGAGGGTCGCTGCAAGAATCGGAAAGTGTCGACGCCGCAGAACACAAAGGGCGGGTTTAAGCATCGCTTTCCTCCTTAGAAGAAGGGGGGAGGCGTTCCCCAGGCACCTCCCCCCAGCCGCCCGATGCACGGCTTCGTGCTAGAGAGCCATGTACCGAGCGATCTTGTTGCGCGCGGGGTAGAGCTGACCCGTCGACGGATCCTTCCGCTCCTTCTCGATCTGGATCACGCCCTTGCACTCGCGACCGACGAGCTGATCGGTGTCTTCGAGAACGAAGTCGTCGGTCTCACCGGTTTCGGTGAGGAGCTGACGTGTGCGGAATGCTCCCTCGCCGGCGAGCATGAGGTTGTCGAAGACCTTCCTTCCGTGGAACTCTTCAGCTTCCTCCGGTCCGAAGATCGTGAACATGCACTCCGCCATCGGGGTGTGCTTGTCCGACTTCGAGATCTTGAACTCCGCCTTGTCGCAACGGATTTCGTAGACGGCTTCGGGTACGGGTTCCCCGCTCGGCATGTCGCCAAGGCGTGGGGCGTTCGGAATCATCACCGTATGACTACCCTCAATTCTCTCGTGAACGTTGTTGCTCTTTCCGCAGCGCCCAAGATTGTCGTAGGCTTTCGCTGCGGGTTTTCGACTCTCGACGCGGTGTCCCTCCTTCTTCGACTCGACTACGCATTTGATCTCTACCGTCGGAACCTTGACTTCTCCTTTCGGCTCTCGCCGAATTGTAGAATGAGCACTACGAGCACGATGCCAACGAGTAGCGCGAGTGGGTGCAGCATCAGCAGCACTGCTGCTGAGCCGACTAGCGCTACGAGGACGAGGGGAGCGTAGAACGTGGTGCTTCTCCTTTCTTCTCTACGCTCGGCGCGGGGTCTTTCGGATCGAGCTTCGCGAGGGCGCTGCGATCCCCGCAAAGATACTGGATCAGAGCTCCGATGTTTTGGGTGCAACGGCCAGGAAGGGGAGGGAAGTCTTCCGGGAGTCGAACGCGAGCCGGAGAACCTCCCTCCCCCCTCGTGATCATGCGAAACTTTCCAGCGATCACACGGAGTCGGATTGTAGCGTCTGGCCATCCAGGAATCTCACGAGGGAGCTTTTGCCCTGGAAGCTCGGGCGCCGCGAAAAGAGGAACGTCGTCCGTCCCGCCAAAGAGTCCTTCTCGAGCGATGATGTAGAGGTGGGAACTACACTCGAAAAGTTCTTTGTAGAGTTGACGCCCCTTCTCCGCGAGGTACCCGTAGGCAGTGCGAGGATCCTTCCCTCCGCCCTTCTGTGTGACGCCATGGAGATCCTCCCATCCTTTGAGCTCGACGTAGCGCTCTAGAGGGAATTCTCCCCACTGCGTGATCGAGTCGAGGACGACGGCACCGAATTCAGTTTGCTCGTACTCGACTTTTCCGGGCTTCTTCTTCAGCTCGCGTAGGACGTCGACCAGCTCCGCGTGGGAGGTGACGACGAGGTAGGGCACGGACGAGCTCTGAAGGGAGAGAAGACCATGTGTCTCACCTAGCTCACAGACGAGGACGATAGGGTTCATCTTCGCTGTGACTAGGGAGAGGATGGAGCGGGTTTTTCCAGAGCCTGCCGGACCATAGCTGAGGACGGTACCGAAGGTAGCCTTCAGCTGATCGGTTCGGGAGAGCTTAGGAAGCGTCTTTGACGGGAACATGTTCCGTCCCTCCCTCGAAGGTCGTGCCCCCGAGAACGGGTTTGTCGTTGACCGTCGAGTAGAGGAGGCGGTCATTGACAACCGTCATCTCGAGAAGGGGGATGATTTGCTTGTCCCTGTGCATCCAGAGAGTGACGGTCTTTCCCAGGGCACTTGCTTGAACGTCGAAGATCGCCCAAGCGGTGCCGTGCACGCGGAGCGTTGCGCTCAATCCTGGTCTCCGACGTCGGCCTTCTCGATGAGGTCGTCAAGGAAGCCTCCGATTTCGGAGGACGCGTCGTCCAGGTCGAGGTCTCCCTCCGGGAGGGTGGTGTTGATGAACTTCGAAACTTCGGTCGCCAGGTCTTCACGGGTCATGTCATTCTCCTTCGAATACAGCGAGGACGGCAGGTTCACGGAGAACAGTCAGTGTCGTTCCTCCCCACTGAAAGTCTCTTTCCGACCACTTGTGGAAGATGATTCTACGTCGGGTCAGGTTTTCGTCAATAACACCTCCTGGTTCATGGAGAAGAACGTAGGCGGTCCGTGCGTGGACGTGCTCCACGTCGGGAAACTCGATCCCGCCTGGGCTGCGAGTAGTGGGAGGGTCAAGCACAACGAGAAGCGTTCCGGGGAGGAGGCGGATGTTCATGCTCGGCCTTTCATCGCCCGCAGCTTGGAGGCTTGGCTCAGACGCGACCGCTGGCGGCCCAGAGCGGATGTCCGATTTTGTCTCAGGGCAGACCGTCACAAACCGTAACGTTCCATCTCCAATGCCAACATTCACCTTGCTCATCGTGTTGGCTCCTCTGGCGCAACGGCACGGGCCAGCAGACGGCGATAGTCTTTGCTTGGCGCGTGGCTAAGACACCACGTCCAGCCGTCTGCGAGATTGTCGAGGCCAGCACTCGCGTACACGGCTGGCTCATGGCATTGCTGATCACCGGGCAAGAACTTGCCGTGGTAGCACTCTGGATACATGCGAGGAGGGTTGCTCATCGTGTCGGCTCCTCTCGCGCAGGGGCACTGTCCGGTAGCGGATAGGGGCACCCGCGGGCTTCCCGACTGCCACACAGCCACTCCGTCTTTCGGCCCGGATGGCGGGTCCGGTAGCCCACACCCTGCGTGAAGATGCCGGGGTCCGGTCGCGGCCAGTAACACGATCGGCGCAGACACTCACGATCGAGCACATCGACTAGCTCTTTGGTGGTGTTGTCTTTAACCTTCATGGCTTCCCTTTCATCGCCCGCAGCTTGGAGGCGAGGGCAGCGGCACTAACCGTAATGTGCCATCTCCAATCCCCTCCCCGACATAACCCTCTGCGTCATGCCACAGCGCGACCCAGTCGGGATACGAAGGGGGCTCTGCCCTCGCCGCCGCCGCCTCCGCCGCCCACGCCGCTGCCCTCGCCGCCAACACCGCCCCCTCTGATGACCGATCACTGCCGTTGAGCCAGGCCGCCGACGCCGCCGCCGCCTCCCACGCCTCCGCCTCCCACACCGCCGCTGCTGATGACCGATCGCTGCCGTTGAGCCAGGTCTCCGCCCAGGCGTTCCATTTCTTTGTTTGCGGTCTCGTCTTCGCGACCAGGATCGCCCAGGCGACCAGCCTGAGCGTCGAGAGTGGCGATGGGCGGTCGAGTTCTTCTGCCACGACCACTGCGCCAGTCGTCCAGCATTTCAGGCCATCCGTCTGTACCGGATGGCTGGTCTGCACGCGGAAGAGGCGCGGCGTGGCATAATTTCCGTGGATCGGGTTGAAGAGCTGCGCCTCACTTGGGTTCCGATAGAAATGCAGCACACCGGGGCCGCACGCGGCCTCTCCCTTCCCGACGGGCAGGACAGTCGCCCCGGCCGCCCAGCGCGTCTCGCCGCTCAACCCACGCCGCGTGTATCCGTCCGCGTCTGTTAGTTTGTAGTAGTCGATCATGATGGCCTCACTCCGTTGAACGCGGCTTCAGCAATCGCCTGTGCCACATCAACGTAGTCGAGCTCCCTCTGGTCGTATGCTTCACGCCGCATGGGAGTGTCTTTCAGACAGAGGTCGCGGTACGGACACGTTCCATACTGAAAACACTGTGAGGTGTTTCGGATGAAGACCTTCTTCCAGTTCTCCCCTGCGAGGACACGGTCGAGCTGGTTACGGATCCGAGAGCAGAGCTCGATGAATTCGTCCTCGAACTCCTGGAGCTCGTCGATGCTCCTCGTGTAGAGCTCCCTTGCGAACTGAGGAATCTTTGTCTTGACGAGAACGTCGATGATCGCGCCTCGGATGAAGACTGGCTCTCCTCCTCGTGCGAGGGAGTCGTTTGTCAGCTGCTTGGTCAGCCCATAGATGTAGGCCGACAGCTGCATGTCGAGCTCGTACTTCAGAAGGTCGCGAGGGTCCATACGTCCTGCGGTTTTGTAGTCGACGAGATAAAGACCGTTCTTCGCAGTGGAGAGGTTATCAGCGCGCCCCCGGAGGAAGACATTAGTCCCTTCCCCAACCTCCACGAAGAACTCGATCTCTTGGTTGAGGGGGGTCCAGAGCTCTCCAACGCCTGACCAATGCTCGACGTAGGCAGGGAGAAGCCGATCAACGATCTCCGTCGCCTCGTCAAGGTCCTTGTCGTCGAAGGAAGACGTCGGGCCCGCACGCTCCGCGAGCTTCTCCTTCGTGAGCTTGAGGGCGTCGGCAAGCGGCGCGCCTGCGTGGAACGCTGCAAGCCCCTTGTGCATGGCCGTTCCGATTTCGGGCGCGGAGCGCCTAGAAGGGCTGATCAGATTCTGAATCCGCTTCCAGCCCCACAGCCGTTGGCATGATTGAAAGTCCTTCACTCCGCTCTGATTCTGGACGATCGGTCGTGACATGAATTTCTCCTTCGCTTGCTGAGGAAAGAAAGGCGATTGCGTCGGACGTACGTCCGTCGTAGGGTCGCACGAAGCCTTCGAGCGGAGGACCGAAGCCCTTCGACTTTTCCGAAGGGATCGAGATCGTCGCGCGGATCAGGACGTTTTGGAAGTCGAGGCGGACGTACCCCCCTCCCGCCAGGAGCCAGGTGCCGACGTGTCCGACCTTCGGCGGAGGGAGAATCGTGGCGATGCTGTCGGGGAGAGGAGCGGGACCCGTGGTCTCTGTAATAGACGTTGAGCGTTCCGTCCAGTCGAAGGACTCCAGCGCGATTGCGGAAAGGTGGGAAGTCTGGGGGTCAATGTGGAGTTCGTCGATCAGGAACTCTTCCGTTCGCTTTCGAACTGAGAACGAGGTCCAGTGAGTGAGGAGCCCCGTGATGTACACGTTGAGATAGTCCTCATCCCAACCGAGAGGAATCGTCTCAAGCGCGTAGCAACGGAAAGGACTTTCGGGGTCTGACGGAGGCGAGAAGAGGAGGCCAGCATCAGGTCCCTCTTCCGAAGCACTCCTCAGCCAAAGAAACTCGTTTTCGTCAGAGCGTGTCCAGATGTCGGGGCGACTGGACAGGTGTTCCACGAGCTCGTCGTACTCCCACCACGTGATGGTGTTGGTCATGTCACTCCGCCTTTTCGATGTTGAACTGAGGCCTGCGGCGAACGACCCCGACGATCTTCACGATGATACATTCGGGGCGCGTAGGGTCTTCGATGAGTATCCTCTTCGCGTGGGCAACTGCTGCCTTCGATGTGGGACGGGCGTAGCCGTTCCCGTTGCTCGATCCGATCTCGCGTGAACCGACGTAGAACTTGTCTTTGACGTACATGTCAGTTCCTCCTTCTAAATAACACGTGAAGCGCTTGTGATGTAAGGAAGTCCTCGAAATGCTGTTCTCGTTGAATGGGAGTCGAGTCCATATCCAACAACGAATTCGTTAGGAATGGACGCTCCAACATACTCAACAGGGACGGGAATTCGTCGCGCGGAGGACTTGTCCAGAAGACAGACCGTTCGAAGACAG